CAGAACCCTGGCGGATGAACTTAGCCTGTTGCGCCGCAGCCGTAGACCAGGTGTAGTGCGAACCGTTGTAGAGCCGGTGCCCATTGGGGGAGGTAGGAGCAGAACCGTCAAACGTACACATCACGTCCGCATCTTGCACGTCCAAGACAATCATGGTCGTGGTATCACCAAACGTGGAGAACTGGACGCCACCAGCAGTGCCGTCTACCGTCAACCGCTGATCCGCTACTGCACTGCCACGATACCAAGCTGGTTTCGGGAAGATGTTATTTAGATTGAATGAACTCATAAGTAAGTAGTCTAAAGGTTACCAAGATCTTGATTGCGAGGTGACGTGGGTGCTGACGGTCATTTGGAAGCTGTCTGGCATCTGCCGCTGGATCCGGTCCCATTCCTCGTTCTTCTTTGCTTCTACGATGCCGTAAGCCTGTGCAGCTTTGTCCGCCTGTCCATCTTGAATCAGCCAATCACCGTAGGTCTGCCAGATCAGCGGCTGACTAATCATCTCAGGGACAGGCTGGATCTCCCACTTAGCGGATGCCGTTTCAGGACTTTCCCCTGCGGTGGTCGTAGCAAGGCACTTGTAGTAGTCGCTGGTCCCCGTGCTGGCGCCGGTCGTCCGCGTAAAGTAGATGTATTGGCCTGCAACGTAGGTTGCCGTAGCCGAGTACTCGTTGCCTGAGTAATTGTAAGGGACGCGCCGGTAATAGATGTAGATCGGGTTTGCTGGGTTCGTGTTGTAGCTGACGTACCCATTGGTCCCCATGAACCCGCCGGCACTCGAAATCATCTGGAACCCATCCTTCGTCACCACAAACCCCTGCCCACGCGGGTAAGTGATCATCGCAGGACTGTCCACCCAAGCCTGGAACAGAACATCAATCTCAGCCTCACCCGTCTGGTCCCACGGAAGAACAAACTGTTGCGGAGATACGTTATTCTGCTGAACGATCAGGTTACCCCAAAGGTACAATCCCTTGGTGATGTCGCCAGCGTAGGAAATCGTGCTTCCATCTGTGCTGATGCCGGCCTTGTACGTCTGGCTGGTGGCATTGGCTCCGGTCTGGTAAACAATGGTGCAGAGGAAGAAACCGTTAGCGCATTGCTGCACATTTGCGTTCTGAACATTGGCTTGCGTGCCAAGATTGCCTGTCTGGACATTGAAGAAGGCGGAGAACGTGGTTGTACCATCGTTTACGGCCAAATACAGGTAGTTCCTCCCTGCTGGACGTGCGTAGACACTCGCTTGGTAGGTTGTGGCCCCAAATGCGCTTAGAACCTGGGTTACGTTGTGCTCCGCATTGGTAACCGTCTCAAACACTTTGCTCGCCGTTACCCGGTTATCCGCAGGGTTGGAAATGCTGTTAGCTGTAACCGTTGCATTCGTTGCCGTCCAATATGCCGTCTGAGAAAGGTCGTTAGGGTAGGTCAGCGAATTGCCCACAAACCGAGCCTCACCCCAACCAGTCAGGTCTGGCCAGTTGCCAGCACCCCAGATCTGCCGCACGTTCGCGTTAAACAGATCATTGATCGATTGCGCTGTCTCCGTCGTCAGACGAGACGTAGGCACGCCAATCAGTCCGCAAATGTTAGACAAAGCGCGACTGTAGGGGATCGTTCTCACTTAGTCTTTCGTTTTAAGCCATCCACCTGTCAAACCGTGACGAGCAGCGTTAACCTTGGGCCGGTAACCAACAGCGCAGAGATGCGGATTATCCTTCAGATACTCAGGCATCCACTCATGCACATTGTTACCATGCTGACCTTGCAAACGGAAGAACAGGCGGCTGTTGATGCGAGTGCTCATCTGGCCAAGCCCTTCCATCTTCACAGAGCCATCTTCACGCATCTTGGCAGCAAGACGAGCCTGGTCCTCATGGACCTTGGCTTTCTCGTTGGGCAGACCGTTCTGGATCTCCCACCACCATTTGCGGATAAACTCCTTGGGAACCTCTGTGATAATTTGATCGCTGCTCATTAAAAAAAGAAAGGGGCAGAGCCTCGGATGAGGATGCCCCTGTTTGAGATTACTTAGCCGAGCTTCGTCTGATCAGAGAGATCGACGATGTTCAGGTAAATATCCAGAGCGCCAGCCGTCAGGGCCGAGGGACTGCCACCCGTTGCGTTCGTGAAAACAGCAACGAGGTTAACAGAAGCCGTGCCCTTGGTAAGCGTAGCGGTCGTAGGAAGACCGGCAAGAACACCGGCGGTCTTCACGGACTGAGCCGTGACGAGGGCGCTGGTGCTGCTGGTCGTACCAACATTGATGGAGAACGCAGTCGTGCCGGCGAAGGCAGTCGTAACGTTCACCAGAGCATTGTTGATGACAAAGTTCGACGGAAGCGCACCGAGCGTCAGCGTCACGGTGTCGGTCGAGCCGGTACCGAGAGCGACGTCAGAAGCGTCAACGTGGAACTTGTTCGAGAAACCGCGAGCCTGCTCTTGCAGCGAAAGCTGCGAGGTGTCGGCGCGGGAGATGGTTACTGCTGTATCAGCCATAGTAGTGTCCTTGTTTAGTTAAGGGCTGTGGTTTAGCTGGTGCCAGCAAATTTGCCGAGACCAAGTGGGTTCTTGACCATCAGGGTAAGCGCAGCGAGGATGAACCCACGGCGACCACCACCAAGATCAGGCAATTCGTTCGACTCAATGCCGAGCATGTAGCCGATACCGACCAGCTCAGGATCGATGACGTAACCGCGAGCCTTCTGCTGAGAAGTCGTGGTCGAGGGATCCGCGCCATCAAGAATGCCGTTGAACAAGTCAGGGACAATCGTGACGGTGTGGAAGTCACCAACGTACACAGTGACATCAAGGTCGATCTGGTGCTCGTCAGCATTCTGCATGACCTGGTAGGTCTTCGTCGTGCCAGAGCTGCCTTCAGACCGCTGGAACTTGCTGATCGCCCGCTTGAGCGAGGGACCGGCAAACAGCGTGTACGAGCGGCGACCGCCGACCTGTTGGAAGATCGACTGGAACACGTCGTTAAACGCGGACTCCGACAGGGAACCAGTTGCCGTGGTGTCGATGTTGGCCGCAGGCGTACGAAACGCCGCAGGAACATCGCTGCCAGGGGTGTTGCTGATCCACTTGCCGAGCGCACGAGCCTTGTAAGGCGCCGGCGGAGCTTCCTGCTGGCGGTCGTTGTCCGAACCGATACAGGCTTCGATGTCGCGTTTGATCTCGCGCATCGCCTTCATCTTGGCGTTCGCGACTTCGCTGGACACGCCAGCAACGTCAGAAGCCTCCTGAAGACGGGAAACCATCCACTGTTCGCGGAACTGTTGGACGTAATTGCCCAGACGAGCGCGGTTGACGGCTTGATTGGAGAAGGCGAGGACGTCTTGACCTTCCAGCACGCCACCAAAGTTGACGGCGGAAAGGGTGTCCACTTGCCATTCCTGATACGCATTCGTCATGCGTTTCGTTTTCGAGAAAGTCGAAATCTTAGGAGTGTCCTCGGGGGCGAGGATGGTCAGAAAGTCCGTGAGATCTTCACGATCACCGGCGACGTTGTAAGTAGTAGATAGGGCCATTGTATAACGAGTTTAACGGTTGAATTTTGCTTTTTCCTTGGCCAGCAGAAATGCTGCTGCTTCGTTTGCCGTTACGCCACCTTTTCTGGACAATTGCGACCTAAGAGCTTCAATTTGGCTGGCAGACTTTGCCGCTGACGGCATACGAACATCGCCACCGTTGGAAGAGACTACTGTTTGACTGGATGGAGGGCGGTTGCTCATGGCAGTTTTGGGTTTCCCGTCTGTTTTGGCAGACTTCTGCTTGGCCTCAAGGGATCGAAGACCCTCGATCTGCACTCCAATAATCCAATCCGCATTGGGCAGGTTCTTCATCCAGGGCATCTGTGATAATGCTTGCTGGGCGAGAACGTACTCAGGCGCATTCTTGTCTTTCAGATATGGGAACATCTGATGAGCGACTTGCTGCGACTGCTGCTTCTGCGTCAGGAACTGCGAGCGGGCTGGAATGTCATCATCAAGCGTTTTCTCCGCATTGCGCAGAATCGCCTTCAATTCACTCCGTCCCAGCACAGTATCGCCAATTTGAATCGGTTCAAAGTCATCGCGGTCCAGTTGATCCTGGGCAAAGCGTTTCGCTTCCTTGGCCTGCTGCTGTAAGGAAGACAGTGATTGGAAGTCATCGATCTGGGCCAGTGGCACATTTGCAGGCATCTGAGCCGGTGCGGCCTTTTGCGCGGATTGTTCAGCTTGGGCTGGGGAGTTTGATTGCTCTCCAATCTTTGCTTCCAACTGCGCCAATCGTGACTCCAAAGCTTTGCGTTTTGCGACCTCTTTGCCGATACGCTTGTCGATTTTCTTCTGAAGCTCTGGTGTAATATCCTGAGAAGGAACATCAGCTTCACCATCGGGCGTCTCCGCCTCTTGGCTCGGCTCGGCAGACTCGGCGGTAGCTTCGTCTGGGTTGACTGAATTATCTGACGCTTGGGCCGGCGTCTCAGCAGCCTGTTCAGTCGGTCGTTGAGCTTTTGCGTTTTCGGACTCGATGTTAAGGAGCCGTTGCGCAGCTTGCGCGACACTCAGATTGCTTTTCTTCGGTGCATCACTTTTTGCTTCCGTATTGGATACTTCGGCTGGCTGTGAAGGAGCGGATTCGACTGTTTCGTTAGACATGGGATTATAGCCCCCAAGGGCTGTGGACATGGCGGATGCCAAGTATCGGTACAAATGGATCCGCTAACTAGCCTGTCAACATTAAATACAAAATATTCTTACAGCTAACCTACCTGTATCAAACGCTGCGATCTTCAGCGTCTACTTCAGCCTGCTGCAATTGCTGCTGAACAAAATCATCATACAGACCAATGATCTGGGAATAGGCACGCAGTTCGCCTGTAGAAGCCAGAGTCATGCGTTCATTCTGAACTACAGCATCAGAACAAAGATCAATCATCGTGGAGTGCTGCATTTCGCGCAATTCCTCGATGAAGTCTTGAAAGTTGTCATTACCAACAAGACTGAACATGGCATGACGAAGCCGGGAGAACTTATCGGTCGAAGTCTGATTGGGATTACGGCGCTTCTTCATTTTTGAGCATTTGCTGCGGTGGGATTAGGCATGGCGGCGCCCAAACGGCCAATCACAGCATTCTGTTGCTGCTGGATCTGGAATTCGTACTGCTTCTTGCGGGTTTCGAGACGTTCGCGGAACGGCTGGTCTTGCGCGAATCGCTGTTGGACATCAGGCTGCTGCAAGTACTGCTGGATTACTTGCAATCCAAGCTGCGGAGGCGTGCCAGGTTTGATGTTCTTGGAGATGCCGGCAAAGATCTGCGTCAGATCGTTCTGTTCGTCCTCAACGATCTTCTGCTGGCCTTGTTGAGCGGGGCGGATGATGCGTTCAGCGATATTCGGATCGATGGTCGAGATAAACGCCGTGCAGAGGGCGGAATAGTCAATGATTCCGTCGCGGTCGAGGGACTGAGCCGCCTGGATGATGGCAGTCCACTTTTCGCTCATGCGCTTGAAGTCGGTAGACTGCACATCCCACGAAAGGTAGAAATCAAACTCCTCGTTGATGTCGCCCTTGTTGAACAGTTGCAGGTTCACGTCCTTTACACCCATGACGCGGAACATGATCTCGTCCTGGCCGTACTGCTTGTAGAGCTTCCAGATCTGGCGGAAGGTGCGGGCAAGGCAACTGAGGAATTTGTCGACCTCAAACTGATTGTAGATGGGGTCAATGGCTGGGTCGCCTTCGCGGGAGGCAAAACCATTGTACTCCTTGAACGACGATTCCAACAACGATTCAGACGTGTTGGTGTTCATGTCAGGAATCGGGCGATCCGCGTAATGATACTCGTTGGGACGACGCTCCGAGATCATTGCACCTGGACCCCAGCGGCCCGGTGGGCGCCCTTGCGGGTAGCAGATAGGCGGAAGGATGCCGAGGGAGGCTGCGTCAATGCGAGAGTCCTTGTGGGCCTTGATTTGGTCCTGCCAAGGCTTACCTGGCTCAGGAAGGCCACGAGAATCGTGCAGTTTGCGGCTCAGGTACTCGCGGCGGTAAAGGACAAACGGATATTCGCCGTGAGCGTAACCAAGGAGGCCGGTTTTGGCATAACCCTCATGGTTCTGATCCGGCGGCAGCATCGGATTGAAGATGGTGCAGTAGATCCCAGGCGTACCATCCTCGTCAGACAAACGCTGATACGCATACACGACGCCAATGCGGTCAGTAAACCGCTGCTGGGTGTAGACGAACGAGCGACTGATCGGCTGGAGGTACTCGCTTGGACTGATGGTGATCAGCTGGCCGCGCACTTTCTGGATTGCAGCCTCAACCCAGTTCTCATCCCAGTTGTCGGTCTGCACCAGCGCACGCAACTGCTCGGCGGTGAAGTATTCTACGCGGTAGATACCGGGCGTGTGCTCAAGATCCGTGGAGAACGACGGAATGAAAACGTGTTCGTCGAGGTTGAAGGCGCGAATGATCGGGTAGGACCGTTCTGGACCGTCCATTGGAACAGTGGTCTCGCCAATTTCACGCAACTCACGAAGCATCTTGCTGGCTTTGCCTTTGGAGCACTCGTATTGTTTGACGAAGATCTCTTTCAGGTCATCCGCAGCACTCTTATCCTCCAGCAGAGCCATGATGTCGATGGCTGGAAACTGTTCTTGCAGGTCTTGCAGGCGAACACTGACCATCACCTTCTCTTTGCGCTTCTCCCAGAACTGACCCATGACGGCGATGCCTTTTTCATCCATGAAATTGGCGCACATCTCAATTTCGCGCTCAACTTCTGGAATTTGCGTCTGGATCATCCAACGCATAAAGTTGCTGACAAGCTGACTGCGTGAACCGTCTTCAGAACCAACGGGAACAGCAGTGAGATTGGAGCGTTTGAAGGCCATGCCTTTCATGGCAACCTTCTTGTTGATGATGTTATCAACGAGGAATACGCGCAGATCACTGGCGCCATCCCACGGCGTGGGCGTTACTTTGCTACCTTCGCGGGAATGCTTCTTACCGTCAGCGGATTGGCCGTTCCAAATAGCGTAACGAGTCTCGTAGTTGAGCCGGCACTGATCAATAAACGGTTGATTATCACGCAC